AAAAAGAACAAGACGACTTAAATGAGGAACTTGAGGATATTGCATTTGAGGCTCAGTTGAAAAGAGATGAAGAGAAAAGAGAAAAGGTAAAAGAGGAAGACGAAAAAAGAATAGAAGACCAAAAGAGTTATGCTGAACAAACAATAGGAGTTACCCAAGCAATAGAAGATAGTAAGGTAGCAATAGCACAACAGGGCGCACAATTACTTAATCAAGTTGCAGGACAAAGTAAAGGTTTAGCTTTAGCAGCATTAGCTATTGAAAAGGGTTCAGCAATAGCTAGTGTTATTATAAACACTCAAAGGTCAATAATAGCATACAGAGCAGCAGCAGCAGCAAGGTCAGCATTAACAGCAGGTGCAACTACAATAGCAGATAATGCATTAGCAGCAAAACAAATAACATTAGCTAAGATAGGTGCAGGGATATCGATTGCCTCAATTAGTGCAGCAGGGTTAAGTGGTGCAAAGAATATAACAAGTGGTGGTTCGGGTGGTGGTGGTGGTTCAGTACAGCCTCCCAATATTCGTGGAAGTCAAACAACTAACGAACCAACTTCACAACCTGCGACTAAGGTTTTTGTAACAGAGGTTGATATACGAAGTTCACTTAGAAAGGTTGATGGAATTTATACTCAATCGACGATAATATAAAAATGCCTCCCAAATGAGAGGCACTTCTACTATGAAAAACAATCGCTAAAACATTACAAATATAGTACAATAATCTAAAAAACAATAATAAAAAATTAAGATTGTTTTATGTGTAGATGGACTTACCAATAATCGAATTAACATTAGAAGATTTAGAGCAGGGCGTGGATGCTACTGCATTGGTAGAAAACCCTGCAATTCAACGTAATTGGATGACTTTTAAAGAACATAAGTCTTACGAGTTCAAAACTCACAACGAAGATAAGAGAATATTAGCAGGTGCGCTTATGGTTGCGGACTTTCCAATGTATCGTAACATGAATGGCAAGGAGTTCTTTGTTAAATTCAGTTCAGAAACTATTGAGCAATTAGCGGATAGGATGGTATTGAATAATAAACTAACTGCTTTTAATTTCGAACACGATAGTAAAAAAGAGTTGGCAGACATGCACATTCAACAATTCTTTATAATCAATACTGAGTTAGGGGTTAATACACCAATAGGTTTTGAAGAGTTACCGAATGGTAGCTTATTCGCATTTGTAAAAGTAAACAATGAGCAAGTGTGGAATGATTATGTTAAAACAGGAATAGTAAAAGGCTTTTCAATAGAGGGCAATTTCGCCACTAAAGAAGAGTTTAGTGAACAAACATTTTTAAAAGAATTTCAAACAATAATAAATATGACAGATAAAAAAGTAGCTACATCAAAACTCGATGAGTTGGTAGCAAAAGCAAAATCTCTATTCTCAGAAGATGTAAAAGTCGAAGAGAAAGTAGAGAAAGAAGAAGAAGTTAAAATGGCTGAGGCTATGTTGACCGATGGAACTAAAGTAATGTACGAGGGCGAACTTGCAGAGGGTACTATCGTACTATTAGAAGATGGAACGGCTGCACCTGATGGTGAGCATACCTTTGAAGATGGAACGGTAATTAGCATTGAGGGTGGTCAAGTTGTAGCGGTTGCAAAACCAATGACAGAACAAGAAATGGCTATTCAAAAATTGACCGAGATGGTAACTAAATTGGAAACTGAAAACGCTGAGTTAAAATCTAACTTTGAAAGTTCAATCAATAAAGTAGAGGAAAAGTTTAGCGCACAAATAAAAGAGTCAAACAAATTAACAGAAGATGTTTTAGAGTTAGTTAAGACTTTAGTTGCTGAACCAACTCAACATCAATTCAATACTCAAAGTAAGCCTAAAAGCTACATTGATAGTTTAGCAAATCAATTCAAATACGAACAAACAAAAATAAAATAAAATAAACAAATGGCAAATTTAAAATTAAAATTTGGTTTCGACACAGACAATTTAACTGCGTATGTTGACCAAACAAACTTAGAACTATTTACTAAAGCAGTATTTAGCAATGCGACTTCTCAGTATTTGAGCGGTCAAGTACAATCAGGCATCAAGTTTAAAGAGCAAATCAACTACATGGATGTAGATGTAACTCTTAGAGCTAAATCAGGTTGTGGTTTAACTTCATCAGGTGATGTGATTTTCGACAAAAAAGAGATACAAGTATATCCTTTCTATGACCAAAAAACATTCTGTCCAAGTGATTTAGAAACTTTTTACACTCAACAATTCTTACCTCAAGGTTCAACTTATGAGAATATGCCAATTGAGGCAGCATTCGCTGAGTATTATTCTGCAAAGGTAGCAGCAGCAGTTGAGGTGTTATTGTGGCAAGGTGTAACAGGTGGTACTTCAGGTGTTATCGGTTTCAATCAAATCATAGACGCTGCAAGTCCAATCAATGGTAACCCAACTTCAATCTCAACAGGAACAGGAATTACCACAGGCAACGTAATTGGAATATTCAACGGAATGGTTACTTTAATCCCTAACGCTTTAGCAGGTCAAACTGACCTTGAGTTTGTTTGTGGATGGGATACTTTCAGAAAATTGTTACAAGCATATTTTACTCTTAACAACTTCCACTATGGTGCAACAGAAGAAGCTAGTCCTTATGCGACAGGTTCTATAATTATACCATCATTTGGATTAAGAGTTACTGCATTGCATGGATTAACAGGAACTAATCGTATCCACTTAACTAGAAAATCTAACTATGTAATTGGAACAGATGCACCTAATGAGTATGAAAGTTTAGATGTATTCTACGAAAGAAAAGATAATACTATCATAGCTCGTTTGATTGCTAAATTAGGAACTCAAATACGTTTCGGTGATGAGTTAGTTACCTTTAAATTAGTTTAACCCTTTAATTTTACAATAATATGAGTTGTATATTAAGCACAGGTTTTAGTTTGGATTGCCGCTCTTCTAAGGGTGGCATATCCAAAATCTACTTAGCAGAGTTAAGCGGAATTGGAACACCTGCGGTATCTTCGGGCATTGCTACTATCACTATGGTAGGTGGCAAAAAGTTTTACGCCTATGAAGTGCCAATGGGTGGAGGTTCAGCGACATCAGTGCCAAGTGGGGATAGAGCAGTAGGTGGAAGATTCTACGCTCAGAACGTAACAATGAACTTACCAAAGTACGATATTACCAAACGTAACGAAATGATGGCGTTAGCTGCACAAACAGTTGCTGCTATTGTTTTGGATGAGAATGGTGAGTATTGGTTATTTGGAACTTCAAGAGGTTTACAAATTGCAGAGGGTGGATATGCCACAGGGACTGCAAGTGCTGACATGAGTGGCTATGTAATTACCTTAACAGGCGAAGAGAAGTTAGATGTTCTTAAAATTCAATCAAGTGCAATAGCTGCATTGATAGCATAAAGTGTTGTTTTCATAAATGGGGAGGGGGTGTTGAGAGATTGACACCCCTTTTTTTAAACAAATGATATTATTACAAGAAAATACCGCCAACATAGTAGTGCTTACGTTGACTGAAAAGACAACGATAAACGCACCTACTTACCTTTTTAGGTTTGTTAATAAACAGACCAATGTAGAATATGTATGTATTCAATCGGATACAAGTACATATAAAACACGTTATAACAAGTTTACAATAACAACGCAATCAACTACTCCCAATCCTTTATTAGGTCAACTTAAATTAAGTTTAGGAGATGAATACGAATACTACATCTACGCTCAGGTGTCAACTACCAATTTAGATTATACATTGTCTAATGAAATGGTAGAAACAGGGATAATGAGATACGATAAAATTTTAACAGATAGAATAATTTTTACAAATGGAACAACAACAAGAAAAGTCTTTGGAGCGTAAATACGCATTCAGTTCAGTACCGATGTACGAACACAAAACCCCCGAATTTATTGAAAACAATGGCGAACAATTTATAATCAATGGTACAAATAATGAGTACCCCGATTATTTAACATACCTTTATAATAGATGTGGGTTACACCATGCTATTGTTAATGGTAAGGTAAGGTTTATTAATGGGCAAGGGTGGACTATTAAGAACGGATTTGAGAGTGCTGAGTTAAGACAACTATTAGCCAATCCAAATCCAAATGACTCCTTTGATGAATTAATGAAAAAAGCAATAATAGACTCTAAAATATTTGGAGGTTATTATTTAAAATTACTATTTGTAGGTGGTAAATTAATGAGTGTTTTTCATCAACCTTACGAACAAGTAAGATTGAGTGTAAGTGGTCAAATTTATTACGTTTCAAAAGAATGGACTAAAAACCAATCCACTAAGAAAAACTTTAAAAGTAAATTTAATCAATTACCTAAAGATGTAAAGGTAATTAAACCATTTGACCCTAAACAAAAAGACGGGGTTCAATTAGTTTATTTTCCCGATTATAGACCTGAGTTCAGAGGCTACCCTTTGCCTGAATATCATGCAAGTATTGTTGATATTGAAACCGATATTGAAGTTTCAAACTTTCACTTAGTAAATGTAAAGACAGGATTTAGTGCAGGGGCAATGATTACCTTAATGGGTGGTGTGCCAAGTCCACAAGAACAAGACGAAATAGAAAGAAAGTTTTACGATAAGTTTTGCAATACGGACAATGCAGGACAAATCATGATACAATTTGCTGACCTTAACACCGAAGCGCCTAAGATTGAAAGTATTAAACCTACTGATTTAGATAAACAATTTGAGTCTTTAAAGAATGATGTTCAAGATAGAATTATCAGAGGTCATGAGGTTATTAACGGAATGCTTTTTGGGATTAAAACTGAGGGTCAATTAGGCGGTAGAAGTGAGATTGATTTAGCGTGGCAAATGTTAAACTTAAACTACATCGAACCTAATCAACAAAGGTACGAAAAAGAAATAAATTGGGTTTTAAAAGAATGTGGATTAAGTCCTGTTTTAAGAATAGAGCCACTTAAAGGTTTAGGTATTGAAATAACGGATGGAATGTTAATGGCATCTTTAACAAGAGATGAAATGAGAAATTTAATAGAGGGACAATTTAATATAGGTTTGAATAAAGTAGTTAAGAAAACAAGTGATAGTGCTGCAGAAGTTACTGAGGCAATCAACTCATTAAGTCCATTAGTTGCAAACAAGGTTATTGCATCAATGACTGCTAACGAGATTAGAGCATTAGTAGGATTACCACCTGAACAAGGAGGCGAACAATTAGCACCCGAAGTAGCACCACCTACTGAGGCGTTTAAAAAAAAGAATTTAGATGCTAACATGGATTCAATTATTTTGTCTAAATTTGCAATGATAGGATTGAGTGCAGATAAGTTTGAATTTGCGAGTGATGAAGATGCACTATTAAAATATATCATTGATAAGAATTTAAAGAAGTTGGATATTAACAGAGCAAAAAAAGATTTAGATTTTGATGTTGAAAAAGCATTGCAAAAGTTGATTGAAAAGAACTTAGTAGGTGGTACATTGGGCGGTTCACAAACTGCGCCTAACTTTGATATTAAAGAAGTTGTAGAACCTGAGACCTTAATTG